GATATACTTTGCTGATACATTGTTTTTCACAGGTGGTAACTTTGTGGGTCCACAAATGAGAACTCATGCATTGACTAGAGAATCATTTTTTCAAACAGTTCCAAATCAGAAAGAATCAATTCAAAGAGAGATTGATGAAAATTCAGAACATAGTGCAGAAAAAATCCAAGAACTAAATGATTATATCACATGGTTAGAGGGTTTAGAAGCAAAATATGCCGATGTGGCACACTGGAAAATACCTTTCAAATCTTATCCAGATCTAACTTAAGATCCAAGAATCAATCATGTAACTGTGTGTTATCGATACATACAGTTACATGAATACAAATAATCAAACTAAACGTTCCAAAGCAATATTTTTAAATGGTGGTATAGGTAGAATCCTATGTGCCATTCCAGCAATCGAGAAATACCAAGAAGAATCAGGCGATGAAGATTTTATCGTTGTGATCGAAGGTAAGTGTAATATATTAGATGGTCATCCTACATTAGATGGCAAAACATATGATATCATGCACAAAAATTTATTTCACACACATGTAAAAAATAGAGAAATTATTTCACCCGAACCTTACAGAGTATGGGAATATTTCAATCAAAAGTGCAATCTATCGCAGGCATTTGATATTATTTTGAATGACAAAGGTGTTAGAGAATTACCTAAACCAAGAATTTTTCTTTCAAAAGAAGAAAAGATATCTGCAGAAAAAGTTTTACAAGAATGTAAAGACAAAATTAAAGCAGACAAATATATTGTGTTTCAACCCTTTGGAAGAGCCATACAACAGATTGATCAAAGTTTCGTGGACAAAAGTAACAGAAGCATAGACTTTAAAAATTTTAAAAATATCATTAGAAAATTACAAAAAGAAAATTACGGCGTGATTGTGATGAGTGAGTTTGGCATCGAACTTAAAGATGAAAATTATGAAATGGAAGTTGCTCAACCAGAAAAAATAGATTTAAGAATTTGGGCATCCATAATTCAACAAGTAGATCATTTTTTAGGTTGTGATTCAGTAGGACAACACTTTGCACACACACTTGATACACCATGCACAGTAATAACTGGAGCAACATTTCCAGAAAACACCACGTACCCAAATCAAAAAGGAGTTAGTGTTGTTGATTTAGGAATGAACGATAGACAGTACGATCCAATAAGAATAACATTTGACGAAAGAATTAGTAGAGTCAATGAAAACGTAATGTTGATGACAGATGAAATAGAAAATTATGTTGTTGACACAATAATGGGAAGGCAAGAAGATGAATAATAAGACAGGTTATATCGCGGCTATTGCCAGAGGACACAATTCTGGCGTATGTTTGCTTAAAGATGGAAAAATAGTTTTTTCTATAGAAGAAGAAAGATTAAGTCGTGTAAAATACGATGGGGGACCATATGCATCAATGGTTAAAATTTTAGAATACACAGACAAGATTGACTATCTTGTAATTGCTCACACACAATCATTAAAAGACAGAAGTACAGGCAGAGTTGACTATAACGGCGACGATGTTTACACTGGACTTGCTAGAAAGTTAGGATTGATTGATAAACACGGAACTAAAAAAGGACCAGAACATCCACAAGTTATTGATTTATCTCATATTCATCACAAATTACACGCCGCATGTGCTTTTTACAGATCAGGCTGGGACGATGCCGCGGCATTAATTGTAGACGGTGCAGGAACTTTTATTCCAGCAACTCATAGTGCAGGTCATCAAATGACTGTGTTTGAAACAGAAACAATTTTTGATTGTTCATATCCTAATGATTTTACAACAATGTACAAACACTATGGTACAAGTGAAAACTGTCAGTGTGCATATATTCCAAATTATCCTTCAGATTCAATGGGAGAGCCAGGCAGTACACACGAAGCAGTGTTCTCGGACAGAGCAGGTATTGTTAAAGTGTATGAAGCAGTTACACAGTACTGTGGATTTTCAGCCATTGAAGCAGGAAAAACTATGGGACTGTTTCCATATGGAAAACCAAATGATCAAATACCACCATTGTTTGTCCACAACGGAAAAGGAACATTGAGTGATAGAAATGTAATAATTCCTACATACCCAAATGCCGCTCTTGTGAACTATGACAACTATTACAGTTTAGAAGAAAAACTTGAAGTAAATCAAAACGACTTAACAGAATTACAAAGTCGCAGAGATCTTGCTTACTCTTGTCAAACATCGACCCAAGAAGAAGTTTTAAAATTAATCTATAAAGCAGTAGAAAAAACTGGCAAGAAGAAAGTTGTAATATCAGGCGGTTATGGTCTTAATTGTGTGGCAAATTATTACTACCTTGATAGTTTACGCAAAGACGGTATAGAAATATACGTAGAACCAGTGTCTAACGATGCAGGTACAGCCATGGGCGCCGCTCTATTGTATTACTATTCATTAAAACAAACCACTGAAAAAGGAACAACAAAAAGTTTATACTTAGGACCAACATATAAACTAACCAACGAAGATATTACAAAATACAATGACCTAGATGGTGTAGAAGTTGTTGACGCAAAAGATGAAGACATTGTTAAGTTGATGACTGAAAAAAACATTGTGGCATTGTGGCAAGGTCAATCAGAAAACGGTCCAAGAGCACTGGGAAACAGAAGTTTATTGTTTGATCCAAGGTTTAAAGATGGAAAAGACTTCGTAAATGGAGTAAAACATAGAGAATACTTTAGACCATTTGCAGGATCTATATTGCACGAATACACACATGATTGGTTTGATTTGAGAGGAATGGAAGAAACTCCTCACATGATGTATGCTGTAAATTGCAAACCTGGTGTTGAAGAAAAAATACCTAGTATTATACACGTTGATGGCACATGCAGAATACAAAGTGTTAAGCCAGAAGATAATAAACTGTATCATAGACTAATCAGTAAATTCAATGAAATCACAAAATGTCCTATAGTGTTCAATACTTCATTTAATTTAGGAGGGGAACCATTAGTGGAAACTGTGGATGATGCTGTAAGAACATTGCAAAATTCTGAAATAGAATATCTATATTTGATTGAATATGGAAAACTAATAAAGGTGACCAATGACTAGACATAGTGCGTTCTTTATGAACGGAGGAGCAGGAAGACATATCAGTTCTATACCTGCACTAGAATTATATGCAAAAGAAAATCCAGAAGATGATTTTATTGTAGTTTGTGAAGGTGGCACAGATGCATACAAAGGACATCCGTTATTGCATTTTAGAGCATATGATAATTGGCATAAAAATCTATTTCAAGATTTATTAAAAAATAGAAATCTTGTTTCACCCGAACCTTACAGAGTATGGGAGTACTATAATCAAAAATGTAGTCTAGCAGAAGCATATGACATCGCTATAAACAAAAAAGGTCTACGTAAATTGCCTAAACCCAACTTATACATTTCAAAAGAAGAACTTCTAACAGCAAGGTCAATGTTGGCTGAAGTTAAAGAAAAAACAGGAAAAAATAAATTGGTTTTGATACAACCTTTTGGCAGAGGTGCTGAAAAGAAATCAGAAAGTGAAGTGGTAGATTTAACAGGAAGAAGTATAGAACTTAAAAATTTATGGTCAATTATTAAAAAATTAAGCAAAGATTACGGTGTTATAGTGATGAGTGAATTTGGTTTAGAATTTAAAACACACGGTGGTATAAACAAACCAGTGGCACTGCCTCTTAATACACACATTAGAATATGGGCCGCTATGATTAAGCAGGTTGATCATTTTGTAGGGTGTGATTCAGTGGGTCAACACCTTGCTTATGCATTTGACAAAACAATGACTGTGCTTATTGGAAGTACATTTCCTATTAACACGTCCTTTCCAAACGATGATAAAGTAGATATTATTGATTTAGGCGAAAAAAGCAGGATATACAGTCCAATCAGAATTACAAGTGATGAATATTCTGATCGATTAAACGAAGGTATTATGGAAATGGACGACAATCAAGAGCAGAAAGTAGTAAATTCTATCAACTTCATGCTCAAAAACAAACATAAAAAAAAGTAGTTTTTCAATTTCATAAAAGTTAGGTAAATACACTTAAAAAGTATATTACACTATGTTTGACGTATCACGACTATTTGGAAAAGGAATTAGAAATACCTTACTGCTTAAAAACGGTTTACAACTGTCCTACAATGGGCCTTATGTAGTTGTTAGACCAGACACAGTAATGGATCAATTCCACGTTAATACCTTTTGTACAGCCGAGTACACTGTGTCTGTTGATTATGACACAAACAACAAAGAACTAATAAAAATTTTAGTAAGTGCAACACCATCTAACAGTTCTGTTACAATTTATGGCAGAAGCAACATGGGCAACGAACTAGTTACAGTTTCTAGTACTGTTAATAATTCATACGTAAGAATTGTGCTAAATCCAGCAATAAAATCACCCACAGAAACTTATGCAGGAGCAAAAGTAATTTTTAGTGCAACGTATTTTCAAACTCAAAATGCTTTACAAGGTGGAGCATCTGAACTGATAAATGCTGGAAACGACTATGATCGATCAAATGTTAACCAAGATAATAACGGAGGCAGTGGATACTAATAATGCCAATTAATTACAAACAATTTGAAGCACAATCAGGTTTTAAGAGTCCGGGATTCACAGTTGATGATAAAGGTAATGTTGTAGTAAGAACTATAACTGAAACTTTCATTCCAACTCCAGTTATTGCCGCTCCAGATTATAGTGTAACTGAATCAGAAGGAGCATTCAATATTACTGGACTAGTTGGCAATAATCCTACTATCACTTTGGTAAGAGGTGAAACAAAAACAATTGGATTAAATTTAGAAAATTTAGGATTTAATATATTTTCCCCTAGTGATGCAGACCCCAATTTACCTGGTACACTTTTCAATGAAGGATTAAAACATGCCAATGTTGTTACAGGCAATATTATTGCAACTGGAGAATGGACTTTCACACAAACTTGGTTACAAGAAACCGATTTTGAAAGAAAAGTAAAAATTACAGTGCCTGATTTAGAAATTGAAACTCAGTTGGTAGGAAAAAAACTGCCTGTGGTTATTGCACTACATGATGTATCAGGTTCAATGACTGAAGTTTCTAATAACGTAAATTTTATCACAGACAAAGTTGTTATAGCACCACAAGGTTACAAAAATACTTGGAATATTGGTTACAGTATCAGTAAATCAGATGATGTTGCTTTGATAGACAGCATATTAACGCAATTAGAATCTTATGACAATGTAGATACTAAAGAAATTACATTGATAGGTTATGGTGTGGGTGGCCAACTAGCACAACAATATGCAATTCAAACACAAAATAATAATATTAAAAATTTAGTTCTTATTTCAAGTCTATTACACTTTGATCAACATAAATTAACCTTTACTGATCAAAATGAAAGAATAGACACTTTTTATTCAATTGGATTGAATCCACAGGTAGAGGATGATTCAACAGAAATAATATGGACACCAACAACACCATTAGTTGGAAGAAACATTTTAATGTTCCATGGAACAAACAATTTAAATTGGCCATACGCTGGAGGAACAGCAAATGGTTTAGATTTAACAGGTGCAGAAAACACAATTTATGCCTGGGCAAGAGCAGAAAATGAAATTGCAGATCAATTGTCAGAAGGTGTAGCACTGCCAACAGGAGAATTACTTTACAATTATAAAAATGGAGCAATAAAACTTTATGCGTATGAAGGAGTAGGAAGTAATTTTGGAGATTATCAATCTAGCATTCAAACTTATATCACCGACACAATTACTCAGACAACTTTTGAAGATGTTCCAGTACCAACAACTTTGACAGGAGCAAATGCTCAAAATCAATCATTGGGTACAATCACAATCACAACACCTGTTGATGCTCCAGACACATTGTTCTACGGAGACGGAGATTCAGACCCAGTAGGATTGATTAGTGTAGAAGATCCCACATTTACTGGAATTGGAAGTTTCAGTGCCATACTTAACACTGGCGATTTGATTAACAATGGTCAGGATGCAGAAATTTCACTTGCACCAACAGGCAGTTACAGTTCGGTAGTTATCAATCCAGCGGGTGGAGGGTTTATATCAAACCTAGATATCAATGCAAAATCTTTTAGAACACTGGGACAAACTACTTTAACTCCGGTTAATGCCGATGTAGTTGTTTCTCCTCAAGGATCAGGTGTACTGACTGTGTCACCTACTAATTTAGGCACCGTAGACAACGTAGATATAGGACAAACCACAGCAAGAAAAGGTACCTTTTCACAATTAGAAACCAGTCAAGGAACGTTAAATAACACTACAATAGGAGCAACTGTTCCGGCATCTGGAGCATTTTCTAGTGCCACAGTGACCAGTGCGCCTACGGAAGCAAACGATGTTACAACAAAAACTTATGTGGACAACACGTCAACAGTGTTGGCAATTGCATTAGGAGTATAAAAGAATGGCTAAACGTAAAGTAACAAATTATATATTTCAACCAGGGATACCTAAATCAGGAAATCTATATCCTAATGCTTATGATTTAATTCAAAACAATTTAGAATTTTTAAAAGATGAGTCAGTAGGATATGTTGCTGAAAGAGTAGCAACTGATTCAGCGGCAAATGAATTTCCAAACGCAGTAAACAAACTTACAAACAATATAGAATACATCAAAGATGAAATAGCGGCATACGTTGCACAACAAAAAGCATCCAGTGTTCCACCTTTTGCAGGTTATACATATGACGCTTTACAATTAGAGACAACTATTGATACTTGGTTAACTGGACTTAATAAAGATTTAAGATATGGTGGAAATGAAAACACAAATTTATTTGTACAAACTTACTTCCAAGATGGATCATTATTAATTAATGGAGATGGTGAACCAGAAGTTGCTTATTTTGAATATGCTAGAAATTTAATTATAAACTACATTTTACCTGGCTCAGCATTCAGTAGTCTTCAAGGAATTACATCACAAGACACTTCAGGAGCATCAGCAGAAGCAAACGGAGTAACAACATTTACTACACTAGCAAATGGTTTTATCAATACACTAGATAATGGAATTATAAATTTACCAACCTTGGTCAGCAGTTCTTATATATTTGCAGGTTACACATATGATTCAGCAAAATGTGAAAGAGACATGGCTTATAATATTAATGGATTTTTAAATGATTTAAGATATGGTGGTAATCAAGAATCGAGATTCAATGCATCAAAGTATTGGATTGGATCTACTCCACAAATTGACGGCGACAGACAACCAGAAGTATTAGTAAAAAATTATATTAGAGATGTAATCAATAATTACATTTTAACAAGAACGCAAGTTGTATCCAAACAATCACCAATTGTTACCACACAATACTTGGGAACAACACCAGGTGAAGCAGGAACATCTGCACGTATCACTGCATTGACTTTTATTATCACAGATGTAATCGCAAATGGATTAGACAATCTTCCAGATTTAGAAAGAAATCAGATCAGTTCAATCAAAGCACCAGGAAAAATAAGTTTAGATGATGTGTTGTTGATCACAAACACAACAAGAAACAAAGTGTTGTACAACTTTGCAGATGCAACTCTTGGAGCAGAGATCTCATACGAAACAGAACAAGATCCAGATTATCCAACTTTTTTACAAAACACCGACACAGTTAGCACTGTGTTCTTAAACTTTGATACCAGTACGTTTCTTGAATCAGATTCTATTCAAATGTTCGTGGAAGACGGAGTGATTAGAACCAGACCTTACGACTTTGGAACAGATGCAATTGAAAGAATGAGAGTTGCACCTGCTCAATCAATGCTTGACGCTGACTTTGAATATGGACTTCAGCCAACCAAGTGGCAAGCAATTGGAACTCAAAGAGGTTATCCATCAATTTATGAAATACCAGGCACGGATATAGATGTAGACACAGTTTTAACTGATGCTTCTGCAGGAACAGAAGGAATTGGTTCGTCACTTATCACCGTGAATACAGTTGGACCGCATGCTTTCGAACCTGGTGATGCATTTACAATTATCGGGTTTACTAATGGAATACCAGGCACAGGTAGAGCACAAGGTTCATTTGTTGTGAACACAATTCCTACAACAAGACAGTTTACATATTACGCAAAAGCAAAAGTAGGATCAGTTAATGGATCAGAAATACACACAACCTTTACACAATTGCGTAAAGCAGGATTTTATTCTGGAGCAACAATTGGAAGACCATCATTTAGTGTTGCATCTAATGGTGCAAATGGAGATTTTATAACTCCAATTGGAGCACAATCAGGAACAACAATTATTCCATTCCAAGATGCAGATTTACCAGAGATTGGATCACCTTTAACAGGAACAGGTGTAGCAACTGGTACACAGATCACAGCAGTCACAGGAACAGGAAGCACATTGGCAACTCCTGAAGTTGAAGGCGATTACACTGCGGGTACAACTGAAATCAACGTGGTTGATTCTGCAGGCATTTTACAGAACAGTGTGATAGACAGAGGTGATGGATTTGGAATTGCAATCACAAATGTTTCAGGAAACACTTTAACACTGAGCTCAGGATTATCACAAACCTTGATAGGAGATAGAACAATCTATTCAAATGTAGGAGGATTCAATGTCAATCCTGCTGGTCAGAATTTTGTGTGTGATGTTTTTAACAACGGGGGAATATACAGTATTACAATTACCAACTCTGGTGAAAACTATGAAGTTGGTGATGCTATTTTGATCACGGGAGATTTAATAGGCGGAGCAACACCTGCCAATGATTTAACAATATCGGTTGAATCTGTAGATACAGGTGGAGAAGTTTTGACAACATCATTAGATGGTGAAGCATTTACAGGTTCAGGAACACAAACAAACCTTTCTGGAACATACAACAACGGAGCAGGAGTAGGTGGAACTTTTGATGTGACAAAAACAAACAATGCCTACAGTGCTACTCTGCTTGATCCAAGTTTTACAGCAGTAGAAGGCACAGTGACTGGTGGATCAGGAGCAGGTTTAGTAATTGATGTGACTTTAACAAATAATGTTTATTCAGTGACACTTTCGGGTGACGATGCAAGTACAGGATATCTAGCAAACGATGTTGTTGAATTTACAGGTGGTAACTTTGCTGGTAACACAGATAATAATCTTTATTTGAGAGTAACAGGTGTAGACGGGAGTGGTGCAATTACAACCTTTACAACTTCTGGAACAGGTCCAGATGCACTAGAAAGTTATGTTGTAGGAATAAACGACTACACAACAAATTCGGTTGCAGGATCAGGTGCTACATTCTCAGTAACCAGACAAGGCACAACATACACAGCAACAGTTACCGGATTGGGTTCAGATTTTGCACAGAATGAAACAATTACTGTGCTTGGAAGTTTTTTAGGTGGTGTTGATTCCACCAACGATCTCACAATCACTATAGATTCTGTAGACGGTGGTGGTGGTGTTTTAACAATCACTCCAACTGGTACAGCGGCAAACACAAAATCATTTCTTGCTGTAAACACAGGTTCAAACTTACTTGGTAATGGGGCTAGTTTTAATGTGGAATTATCAGGTGCAACATACAACACAATAACAGTAAACAATGCTGGACAAAATTATGGTATTGGTCAAAATCTTGTTATTCCAGGAACTTCACTGGGTGGTGCAACACCGACAAATGATTTAACACTTCAAATTACAGCAATCACAGGCACAAGAGGTATAAGCACATTCACAGCAAGCGGATCAGCGGCTACAGGCGGTACATCGGGCTTTGTAGTTGGTGATCAAATCAAGGCTGAAGGTTCTAACCTAGGTGGTGTAACAGGAACCAATGATGCTATAATAAAAGTTACAGCAGTAAACGGAGATTCTTCAATAAACACAGTGACTGTCTCAGGCACTGCCACAGATGCTGTGGTAGTAATCGAAAATCCTACCTACACAGGCGGATCGGGTGCAGGTGCTAATTTTGAAATCACTAGAACAGGCACAGTGTACAGTGCAGTGGTGGCTCCAGCAGGAACAGGATACAACGTTACAGATCAGTTTGTAATTGCAGGAACAGAACTAGGTGGATTATCTCCTGCAAACGATTGTACAATTGATGTTGATTCTATAGATGGCAGTGGTGGTGTAGCAACTTTCACAGTTACAGGTACAGCAGTCAATACACAAACATTTACAAATGCAACAGTAAGCAATCTGTCTGGACAGAATGCATCATTTGATATAACTTTGAATGCAGGAGTTTACAGTATTGTTGTGAACAATCCTGGACAAGATTACGGATCAGATCAAACATTTACCGTGCTGGGTACAGAATTATTTGGCATATCACCAGACAACGATGCAACAATCACTGTAACAAGTATAAATGCAACAGGCGGCATCACAGGAGCATCTATTTCTGGCACAGCCAACTCAGGTAGTGCAAGTACTTTGGGTGCTACAGGTTCAAACAGACAACCACAAGGTGTTGGAGCAACATTCAGCGTAACAAGATCCACAACAGACGATTCGTCAACCAGTTACACAGAAGTAGTAATATCAACAAGCGGTTCAAATTATGCTGTTGGAGATAGAATGACTCTACAAGGACAAAGTTTAGGCGGATCATCTCCGGCAAATGATGTCACAGTTAGAGTACAATCTATTGGTACAAATGGTGACGTGTTAGCAAATACACACACGGGTACAGCGGCTTCGGGAACAGGAATATCAGTTTACTCAAGTATAACAGTTTCTGAACCAACCAACAACAGTATTCCAAGTGCTACAACATTGACATATGCCGCATTGGCAACTATGCAAGTTGACTTTGAAACTCCACACGGACTTGTGCCTGGAGATTCGTTCTTAGTTACAATTCAATCAGATGATGGTAGTAACAATCACTTGTTAGCATCAGGACCGTTTTTAGCAACATCAATTCCAAGTCAATCTCAATTAAGATACCAAGTGAGAGCTCCAGGCACAATTACAGATACAGCATGGCAAGGATTTATTTACGTAAGACCAGATTCATTCTTTGTTCACAGACCATTTGATGGTGGTGTACAATTGGGTACTGGAGGTCCACAACACGGATCACAAGCAATACGTCAAAGTAAAAAATACATTAGATATCAATCAGGTAAAGGTATCATGTACACAACTGGTGCCTTGTTTGCACCAAGTTATGACTTATTAAATGTTACAGCAGATGGTACTGCTGTGGGTTCAACAATTACAGTGACAACCGATGACACAGACCATGGTTTACAAGTAGGTGCTAGAGTGAGATTGATCGGTATTCAAACTTCTGGATACAACAATTATTACACTGTGGCAAGTGTAATAGGTGAAAGACAATTTACAGTTTTAGCAGTTCAATCTTTGGGAGGTACATTAGCAGAGTTTGGTGATCAACCTCAAGTATCATTGTCCAATTGGAATGGAGCAACTGTGCGTTCAGGAACATTTGATGATCAAAACGGTATTTTCTGGCAGTATGATGGAACAAATTTATCATTCGTACAAAGAACATCAACAAGACAGATGACAGGAACTGTGACAGTGACTCCAGATTCAAACACAGTAACAGGTGTCGATTCGAGATTTAGAGAACAAGTAAAAGCAGGTGACAGAATTGTTATCAGAGGTATGACACACGTGGTAAACCAAGTTACATCCAACACAGAAATGTATGTGACTCCGGATTACAGAGGTGTTAATAGATCAGAAGGAGTCAAGGCTTGTTTGGTATTAGACAAAGTAGCGAAACAATCAGAGTTCAATTTAGACAAACTTGATGGCACAGGCCCAAGCGGATACAATTTTGATCCAGGCAAGATGCAGATGATTGGGATACAATTTTCATGGTATGGTGCAGGTTTCATTGATTTTATGACCAGAGGAGCAAATGGTAATTTCGTTTTCGCACACAGAATGCGTAATTCAAACGTTAACACAGAAGCATTCATGAGAACAGGTAACCAACCTGTGCGTTATGAAGTGGCCAACGAAGGACCTAGTGGAAAACTAGAATCTAATGTTAATGCTACTGCAACTGAACTGCCTTTAATTGATGCTTCTTTCTTTCCACCAACAGGTGGTACTGTGTACGTTGACAACGAAATTATCACATTCACAGGAGTTGAAAACGATAAATTGACAGGTTGTACTCGTGGAGCACAATTAACAAACTTTGCTTCAGGAGCCACCAGAAACTACACGGCTGGTATTGCTTCAGAACACTTTAGAAACACCGGAGTGGTATTGATATCCAATACGTCATCACCAATTATATCACACTGGGGATCAGCATTTATTACAGATGGTAACTTTGATGAAGACAGAGGATACTTGTTCAGTTACTCTGCAACAGGGTTAGACATCACAACTACTAGACAGACAGTGTTCCTATTGAGATTGGCTCCTTCAGTGTCCAACGCATTAACTGGTGATTTGGGTGATAGAGACTTGTTGAACAGAGCCCAATTGTTATTGGATGGATTAGAAATTACCACAGAGGATCCAGTAGCGGGTCAAGCCGCAGGTCAGATTGTAATCAACGGAATTCTAAATCCACAAAACTATCCAGTTGATCCAAGTGATATTGGTTGGACAGATTTAACAGGAGTTGCACAAGGTGGTCAACCATCATTTGCTCAAATTGCTCCAGGTGGTTCAGTTGTATGGAACTCAGGTACAGTTTCGACCACAGCCAATGCATTAACCACAAACGCAATGACATCCACATCAAATCACTGGTTTAACTTGGGAGGTAACAGAAACTATGCATACTTCCTACAAGCAGATTGGGAGAACAAAGGTCACGTAGTTGGTATGGAAGTTACTTCTTCACAGTTCCCAGCAGGTACAACTGTAACACAGATTCAGGACAGAGGAAACTACTACTTGGTGTACTTCTCTCAGAGACACACAGGTATAAATGGTGGTCAAGCAGTAGACTTCAGTTATGGTGGAAATATTGCAAACTCCAACTACCTATTCTTCCAAGAAGCATCTTGGTTAGCACTGGGTGCCACAACTGGTACTGAAGTTGATGTAGACACCAGCACAGAATTTCCAGCAGGTTCTTCTATTGTTTCGATTGCACCGGTAACAACATTTGGTACTACAAACTACTATCGTGTTACATTTAACCAATCATTCAGTGGCACAATATCAGGTGGTTCTGCTGTTTCATTTAAATTTGGTCAACCTCCATATGCACAACCGGGTCAAAGTATTTTCTCATTTGTTGCACAGCCTGGAGAAAGATCAACACTTGCATTGAACACAATCCAAGAATTGACCAACACCACACTGGGTGGCAGAGGTACGTTCCCTAATGGTCCTGACGTGTTAGCAATTAACATTTTCAGAACTGGTGGTACAGGTGGTGTTAATGCAACAGTTACACTGCGTTGGTCTGAAGCACAAGCGTAATGGATTTGTCTTTTATTACAGCAGACTTATTGAATGAAATATCATGGTTTGATGGTAGTGTGTATATTTTGTTAGGATTGGCAGTATACGTTGCCGTGCGTTATATCAATAAAAAAATTAGATAATTTTAATCTTTTACAATAATTTTTTTGCTATATTCTGCTGATCAGCAGGATTAACAGGAGCCTTTTGTCCATCGCCAGGAATAACTCTGTAGTTGTCATCCGGATCATCCATTGTACTAACTTCTGTTACACTGCCTGTATCAGTTGTACAAATTAATTGGTGTGGCAATAATGGAGGATTGTGCCATGTGTCACCGGTCTTTAAAGGTTTTTCGTAAAGTGTTGCAGTTTTTGTATCTATGTACCTTAATTTGAATTCACCGTCGTTAACAAACCAAGTTTCGTCTTTGTTTTTATGAAAGTGCATAGAAAATTTTGCATCTTTTTTTGTAAAGACTAAGAATTTTCCACAATAATGTTCATTAGAAGCCCATATAACTTCGTAGCCCCAGCCTTTTGTTATTTTACCATTCTTATTGTGCGTTGACATATTGTTCTACAGTGCTCCAATCTATTTTTACTAATCTATTTACTTTAGAATTGTCTGCCTTGGTGTAACTTTGATAATGCTGTTTTACACTGTCAGGCATGGGTATTTCTTCTATGTTAGCATTGTGTTTTTTGGCAATTATTTCTGCCACACGTTTAAAACTGGTGCAAGAACCGGTTCCAACATTGTAAATTCCTGATTTATCTACATCAAGCATTTGTTTGTGTACCTCACAAACATCATGCACCGAAACAAAATCTCTTTGATAATGCTCGCTATTTTTAAAAATTTTTATTGTGTTATTGTCTTTTGCTTGTTGAACAAATTTACTCACCGGACTCATTTGATTTCCTTTGTGTTCTTCATGAGGACCATACACATTAAAGTATCTAAAACCTTGCACCAACACATTGAATTCGCCTGCTAGTTTAACAAATCTATCAAAAAGATATTTACTCCATGCATAGGGAGATTGAGGATGACAGTCGCTTTCTTCGTTGAACTCGTGTGTGTTTCCATAAACTCCTGCTGAACTGGCATATTGAAAGTTTGTTCCCATCTGTTCACACATCTGCAACAATCTCATGCTGTACTCGTAATTTTGTGTTAAAATTTTATCAACATTTGTTTCTGTGGTTGAACTAATTGCACCTAAATGGATAATCCAATCGTATTTAGAAGCATCTGGATAAACATTGGGAGTATATTCAAATCCTTCAACTGTGTGATTTTTACTCAAATGATTAATAAGGTTTTTTCCTATAAATCCGTCACTGCCTGTAACTAAAATTTTCATTTAATATCCAAAATATTGATACTTGCCTGCCCATTTAAATTTTGTGTAGTACAAGTTTGTTTTATCTATCATATTAACATCGATCTCGTCATTTGTCAAATAGTGATTTAAAAATTCATTGTTTTTGATATCTAAATCAAGTTTTGGTGCCAAGTATTTTTTCACCCAACGGGCATAGGTATTAATAGATGGATGCCTGTCTTGATCTATTTTTTGTTTTTTAGTAAACAAACTTATGGAGTCTGCGTCTTTGTATTTCACATTAACTACTGGACTATTTGATTCATCTGCATGAAGTTGGATTGGTTTTATCCAATTACTATAAATGTTTTTATTATGAACAAATTCCTTATCTGACAATATTTGTGGTAAATCCACACTGCTGGTTACTGCCCATTTACAAGGTAGGTTTTTTAAAAAATTTATCGTCATACTGATATAGTTGTGATTCATGTAGGCATAACTGTCTTCATTCCATGTGTCTCTAATCCAAGGTTCTTCACTGGGTTTCATCCAAATGTTTCCTCCTGCACGCCAATTTCCGAAAGGCAATATACCAATGCTATGCATATCAATTCTATTCAAATCTGTAAACTGCACAACCACAACATCATCTTTATTCAGTGCGTTAGATGTTACGGCTTCGTTCAGTCTTTGCATGATTGCATTGTTACCCAAACCACTGATAGCCCAATTTTGATAATCGTCAAACTGATGTCCTAAAAGATCACTCCACGTGGGCCAATAGTAGTTGGTATAACTGCATCCAAAAGTTAACAATTTCATTCTGCTTTATCACACCATTTTTCAATTTGATTCCACACTTCAACATCTATTATATCTTTGTACATAGAGTCTTCCACATATCTGGGAATAAAATTTATATTGATTGCAACACGTGAATTAACATCTGTGCATGTGGATCCAGAGTGTTTCATGTTGCTTGGAAACAAAACTAATCTGTTTTGTACACTTTCAATTTGGTCTCCATCTTCAAATGCTGTGTAGCCATTATTGGTGTTGCAGTAATAAATTCCTGTGATGCTAAAAGGAACCATACAATCAACATGGAATCCGTGCACCACTACTTTGTCTGCTCTGGGCACAAGATTGGCTTTTATCCTAACAAAAGTATTAGGGTGTATTCTGTTGAAAATTGGAAACAGTGCTTGCCAATTATTTTGTTCAGTGACTATATTTCCATCTTCTCTTAACAAATGATGTGTAAATTGATATTGATAATTTTCTGTGCCGTCTTTTATCATGGTTTCGTCCACAACATAGTTTTTAAAATACCATGGAAAATGCTCTCCAACATATATTTCATTGATAGCATCTGCTTCTGGTTTAGGACACAGATTATCTATTATGATTTTATTATTTTTTATTGTTTTCTGCATTACGTTTAACCTTTTCCGTTAAGTTTGTAGTAGAAAAACCTTTGACAGTGGGAAATATAACAACTTCAGCCATCTCATTTCCCACAGTTGTTTCCACTGTGTAATCTCCGCCTTTTACAATAACATCTGGCGATATATTCTTTATTGCTTGTTTAGGAGTGTCCTCGTCAAACACAACAACATCATCTACCCATGGTAGTTGTTTCAGTTGATTCTGTCTTTCATCAACATTATTGTAAGGTCTAGATTCGCCCTTTAATCTTTTCACGCTGTCATCGGAATTAATACCTACTATCAATATGTCTCCTTGAGCCTTGGCAAATTTAAGTAATTCTAAATGTCCAACATGTAGTAAATCAAAAACGCCATTTGTCCAAACAATTCTATCTTCAATGTCATTTTTTTCAACCACAGTTACTCCTCTGTGTTGTACCACTTTATTGGCTCCTTTAAGTGCTTTAGCACAAGATTCTTCCATGCTGATTCCTTGTTCGTGATAATGTATAATAATTGCTAACACAGTGTCACCTGCTCCACTTACATCTGCTAGTTCTACTTTGTTTCCTTTTATGTGTTTATAAAAATTTTCTCCTATCACATGAATCCCATTTGCTCCATCGGTTACTATAAGCCATTTCCAATCATTTTCTAATCTATGTTTGTTGGCATCAGCAGGCACAAAATTACCAAACCATTTTTGGTATTCACTCATGTTGGGTTTACACAGGTAAACACCTTTGTACACATCAGCAGTTTGTTTTGGATCAACATATACACGCTTTGCTGTCGTCATTAATTTTGATACTAGGTCTTTTTTGATCACACCTTTGTTGTAATCACTGACAATCACGACATCTGTTGACTGTAAACTATCCAGTAGAATGTCTGTGGAAGTTTTTGCTGTGTACATTTGTTCTTTGTCTAATCTTAATAAATGAGTTCCATCAGCGCCTATCATTCTAGTTTTGGTAGTTGTTACATCTGCATCTTGATCAATGTGTGTTTTTATGTTTTTTTGAAGCAGTATTTCTCTGATTTTGTTTCCTGGAGTGTCTTGACCCACTGAACTGTAAAGATGCGTGTCTGCGCCGAGATTTGACAGGTTTAAAGCGAGGTTTCCTGCTCCGCCTATGTTGTAATCTCGACTGTGTTCATGTAACACAAGGGCGGATGCTTCAGGAGATACTTTAGTACATTCTCCCTGTACCCAAACATCCAACATTATGTCTCCTATAATCTTAATCATCTAAAAATTTGATAATTTTGAACACAGTTTCCAATTTAGTTTGATTGGTTTTAGATTGCAAAGTTTTTCTGAGTCCTTGATGTAAAGGTTTAGGCCAATGATTAAAACTACACCATGCATATCCATTGTGTTCTTTGTTTAATTTTGGTAAAAATTCTGGACCAACAATACACAAATATGTGTGATATAAAAATGCTTCGTCATTACTAATAAAAGTTTCCATTGGAATAGTTTTTAATATTTTAACATCACCAACTTCTTCTTTAATCTCACGTTGAAGTCCTTCCCATGGACGTTCATTAGTGGTCATGCCTCCAACTAATCCCCACACTCTGTTCTGTTTGCTTTGAGTCCTGTGTAGCAATAAAAAACGATTAGTTTCTTTGCTGTAGAATAATGCACCGCACCCAATAATCTTCTTGGTCATACAGTTAATTATTTAGAGTTGAATCTGCCAGGTTCCTTTACGATATTCGCCTTCAAATGATAATAGCCATTGTTCACCAGTCCATTTGTATTGAATTCCGGTATTTAGATTTGTGATAAATTTGGTACTAAAGTTATCACTGCTGATCGTGTTTGCACTTGCATCAAACAGCACAGTCCACTCTGAACCGTTCCATTCAATAATATCATTTTCACCTGCTGTGGAACCGTCCCATGCTTGAGCACTAGGATCATTGGAACTTGTATCAATTATATCAGCCAGTAATAAAAATCTTGTCCCTGTTTTTTTCACTGTTGATGGATTGAATTTTGTAGGATCAATTATGTAGTCCACTGTGCCTCTTGAAGTTGCTCCAACAAACACTGTGTCTGTAGGAATGGTGTCTTCATCCCAATTTATTATAAGTTGAGTTTCATTAAGTTCGTTGATAGCAAAAGTTCCTCCTACTCTTTGATTTATATCTTGTCTATTAAGTAGCAATTTACTCAAACCAGCATTGTAACTACCTGGCAAAGATTCTATCAAACCTTTCCAACTAACTTGTCCTGCTATACCTTTGTCTATAATTTGTGCTATGTTGTTCATCACAAGAATATCATATTGGATGGCTGTTGTAGCCAACACAGAATCTGCATCTTGTTTTGTGGTAACACTGGTGTCAATATTACCTTGGGCGTCTTTCGTGACAGTTGACTTAACACTTTTAGAATAATCATCTGAGTATGCTTGTAATTCAGGCATGCTTTGTCCAAGATCAATATTGCCTGTTTTTTCATTGTATATGCTGGCAATAATTTGTGTAACCACACCTAGTTTTTTAACTTTGGTAGGTGGAGATATGTAAATGGGTGTTGTAAAATTAAGTGTCGCCACATCAATTTCAGAATCTGTTCCCATTGGTATTGTTCTACTACTAAAATTAATGTTGGCAATTTCAACCACACTCAAACTGGTCCAGTCCACATAATTATCTGTGGTCTGTATTTCTAAACTAGGATTAAACAACATCAATACTTGTTCCATGATCTGTAATTTTTGATCTGTGTTGGTTGACCATAAATCTACTGCCACACTCAAAGTGTAAGGCGTAGGCATTAATCTTTCCACAGTGTGATTTTTTCCTTGTGTGTTGATATATTCATTATTATTTTCATCATAAGCACGTTCTCTTATGTGTACTTTTGAAATGTACGTTGCATCAGCCAACCTGTTTCTGTCTAATTCTAAATTTGTGATATAAACACCCATTCTTGGAGCACTCATAATCTTGTTTTCAGAATTATCACGAATTATGTGTCCAACCTGCCTTGTGATGTCGCCATACATAACAGGAATAGTACGTAGAGTGCCATCTCCGTCTTTGAATTTAAAATTGCTCATCAATCTTACTATCTGAGTAATATATCTTCTAATTTGACCGTCGTAGAAAAATTGCATTAATCTTTATCCTTTGTTTTTTCTTTTTCGTTAAATTTTTTGCTGATTGGTTCGTAGTATGTTCTTGTTTTTCCCATGTAAGATTTCGTAACTTTCTTTAATCCTTGTGGCTTGGCAGTGTGTGCCATAGGTATTCCTGCAAATCCAAATAATTCTCTTATTTTCATTAATTATCCGCCTGTGGTCGTAATGCTTTTGAAAGACTCTGTCTTTCTTCTTGTCTATTAGTGTAAAATTCCACACTCCATTTACCATCAAACGGTATCTTTTGTTGGACATCAGTTATGACAGGCAATGTGATATAAACTTTGTTGTTAGATGATGTAATCAAGTTCTCATGATCAGCAATCACGTAATTTATTTCTCTAGTATCTAGTTTTAGCATCAAATATTTTGCTGTAATAGGATAATTTATTTCTGTTGCAATTGTTGTTGCATCTTTTGATAGTGTAACAATATCTGTGGCAACTTTTCCTGAATATACATAATTGTTATTGTTAATAAATTTAGTTTTCATAGTGTTTCTTGTGTCGGTATTGGTTAATGTCATTCTTAAAGAATCTTCCATTTTTACCCAACGTTGTCCATCAAATCTAAACAATCTGTTTGGCATAAAGTCTGTTCTTAAAAAATAATCTCCTTTTGCCGAACCAGTTGGAAATGAAATACCATGTCCAAAAACTTCTCCGTTAGGTGCTAATCCATCTCCTAACAAATAGCCATCATATCCAGTTCTTTCTGGCGTTTGATTAATTCGGTCAGCCATTTCATTCTGGGTACTTGCATCTAAATCTGTTATATCGGTGGTTACAAGTTCAGGCTTGCCTTCATCATCCACTTGAAGTGTGTACAAATGACTGGTATCATAACCAGACTTAGAAGCATCTGCTTCTGCCTGTTGTACCACTGCATTATTGATCTGCATTTCTTGTTCATATGTTGAAAGAACATCTTTCAAAGTTTTACTACTGCCTTCTTCTGCAGGTAATTTCAAAATGTCTTTAAATTCTTGTGAGTCGTATATTTGTTTCAACTTAACTCTGTAAAGATGTGGCCACCAAGTTTGTGAAAACCCTTCACTTGCTCTGTTGACATCCTCAACAACATAAAATCTTTTTAATGCAACTTGAAAATCATTCAATGCATATTCATCTTTCAAATGTGGTAATTCAAAAACATCACCTGGCATCACTTTTCTGCCCAAAGTTTTAACACTGTATGAAATAGGTATGGTCATAAACAGTGTATCGTTCTGTAAAAATAGTCCAAATTGACTCATGTCAAAGTCAACATCTTGCACATTGTAGATGCCTCTTAGACGATAGATGTTTTCATCATATTTTCTGTCTCTGTTTTCTAAAAATAAAAGGTCTTGAATGTTGGTTTCTTTTACAGCATCATACCTAGGCTGATCTGCTGTGGCATCTGATTGATCAGGATTCTTAGGTCCTAGATATTTGTGTACAAAAACATCTGTTCCACCCACTGTGAACATTTCGTTGATATTCTTGTCTAAAAAAGTGTAATCTGGACCTTTTTCTGGTTTATATAAACTGATTCGTGGCATACATCATATTTATTAATACCTAGATGCTTATAAATATAATAAATGAGTTCAGATTTTAATACACAGAAACAGGAAATATTCGACTACGTATACCGTATGCTGGGCGGTGGCATGATTGATGTAGAGCTGGATCCAGAGCACTACGAAACAGCCATCAAGGACGCATTTGACAGATATCGTCAGAGATCTGATCATTCTGTGGAAGAATCTTATCTTTTCATGCCAACTGTGTTGGATCAAAACACATACACATTGCCAAACGAAGTGATGGAAGTGAGAAAAATTTTTAGAAGATCAATAGGGTCAAGAACTGGTGGCGGAGACGGTGGTACACTGTTTGAACCATTCAACATGGCCTACACAAATTCATATCTTTTAGCCAGCACCAATATGGGCGGACTGGCAACTTACAATGCTTTTGCACAATATCAAGAATTGGTAGGTAGAATGTTTGGTTCTTTTATCGAATTCAAATGGAACAACACCACAAAAGAATTAACACTGCTTCAAAGACCTAGAGCAGAAGAAAATTTATTGTTGTATGCTTACAATTACAGACCAGACACAGAATTGCTTAAAGATTATCTTGCCAACAAGTGGATTAAAAGTTACACGCTGGCAATTTCAAAATACATGCTGGGAGAAGCCAGAAGTAAATTCAACACAATAGCAGGTCCACAAGGTGGATCATCTTTGAATGGCGATGCACTGAAACAAGAAGCATCTGCTGAATTGGAAAAACTAGACCAAGAATTGGCACTTCAAATTCCAGGTGGTGTTGGTTATTCGTTCACAATTGGTTAATTTGCACTTGACACTTTCATAAATTTCTAGTATTATTAGGTTATGTCTTTTCAACTAACGCCCATGTTTTCTGTGCCTTTGTACAGAACTAAAATAATTTTGGATCCAATTGTAAAAACTTTTTTACTCAATTTAGAATTTCCTTACGCAAGAGTTGGTCACGATAACACTGATGATCATCTACCAATAAGCGATAGAGGAATGCATATTTTGGACAAGCCACAGTGCAAGACTTTAAAAATACAGATACAAGATAAAATAAATCATTTTGCTAACGAAGTTTTGGGTGTGATAGACCAAATAAAGTTTGATATTACAAGCAGTTGGATCAATAGACACCAAGGAAGTGAATTTATAGAAAAACACAGACACCCAAATTCATTAATAAGTGGTGTATTCTATGTTGATGTAAGCACCGACACAGCACCAATTTATTTTGACAAAAATTACATGTATAACAATCTTTGGGCAGAATCAATTAAAACTCCTTTCAAAGACAACAATAATCAATATAACACTGAAACGTTTGCCATACAACCAAAGACAGGAGATTTGTTGATGTTTCCTTCTCATGTAGAACACACAGTTCCAACAACCACATCTGACAAATATAGATACAGTTTAGCATTCAACACTTTTGCAAAAGGAAAAATAGGAACAGGAACAGGACAGGTTAAGATATCATGATAGTAGGAATTTGCGGATTAATAGGTTCAGGCAAAGACACAATTGCTGATCAACTGGTACAAAATTATTCATTTAAGAAATTATCTTTTGCAGACAAACTAAAAGACAGTGTGGCAAGTATGTTTGATTGGGACAGAGAATTATTGGATGGTAAAACTAAGGAATCAAGGGATTGGCGTGAGCAAGAAGACAAGTTCTGGAGCAAAGAGATGGGACAATCGATTACTCCAAGATTTGTTCTACAAAAATTTGGCACAGAATGTATGAGAGAAGGTTTTTATGATGGTATCTGGGTGAGCTTAACTAAGAAAAAGATCCTGGACAATCCTGCCGTTAAGTGGGTTATTCCAGATGTGCGGTTCGAAAACGAAGCAAAAATGATTAAAGAAATTGGTGGTGAAGTATGGTGGGTAAAAAGAGGTCAATTACCTATGTGGTTTAGAATGTATCAAGACATAGGACAAACACCCAAAGACATTCATCCATCGGAATGGGCATGGGCCAATGTAAGTTTCAACAAAGTTTTTGAAAATAACAGCACAATAGATGCTCTTAGAAATCAGGTACAAGGTCACCTTGCTTCCAAGTTACCCCTTCAAGATGCAATATCCTTTGACAGTTAGCACACACTGTTTTTAAATTTTTAAACGAGCAATTGTTAAGATTTCCATCAATATGATATACATTAAATTGTTCAATGTTTTTACTGGTGTGTCCGCATTTATCACAATTTTTTTTAGTTCTGTATCCTGCTAACCACCATTTTGGCCACCCTTTAGCACCTGCTTTTTGTTTAGTACACACACCACATTTTTGTCTGTAGAAAACTTTTCCTGCTTTGTGATAATTAATAGCACAGGGCTTTTGTTTACAAACAATACAAAGTGGTCTCATATACACTATTTACCTAGCCTTTTTGAGACCTTTTAAAAGCACTAAAGAGCCTGTGATTTAGGTTTTCTTTATAAATACACAAGACAAAGAAATTAGGAGATTTTAAAATGGCATTAGTTTCACCAGGAGTACAAGTTAGCGTAATAGACGAAAGTTTCTACACGCCAGCAGAACCGGGCACAGTCCCAATGATATTTGTTGCTTCGGCACAAGACAAAACAAACAGTTCCGGCACAGGAACAGCACAAGGTACAACAGCCGCTAACGCAGGCAAAGTGTACTTGATGACTTCACAAAGAGAATTAGCAGAAACATTTGGTGATCCTACTTTTTACACAGATAGCAACAACAATCCATTGCATGGTAACGAATTAAACGAATATGGTTTACAAGCGGCTTACTCATATTTAGGCGTAGCCAACAGAGCATATGTTGTTAGAGCAGATGTTGACCTAGGAGAACTACAAGCCTCATCAACAGTTCCAAGTGCTAATCCACCAGCAGGTACATATTGGTTAGACACATCAATCACTTCTTGGGGAGTTTTACAATGGAACGGACAAGGCAAAACAAACGGTGGACAAATTTTTATATCGAAAACACCTTTAGTAGTCACAAGTTCAACTGATATTTCCAACAACAAGCCTAAAGGCAGTGTTGGTCAAATTGGTGATTATGCCATTGACGCTACAACAACATCAAACGAATTATTCTATAAAGATTCGGATGGTACATGGCAGTTAGTTGGTTCGACAGCATGGACAGGATCAGTTGCAACAGCAGTTGGTACAGTTTCAAACCCAACAACATCTGGCTTAACAATGGACATTAATGGCACACCAGCAACTGGCGGTTTGGATCTTAATGCCACAGTGACTGCAATTAATGGATTAGGCATTGCAGGAGTCACTGCAAAAAATCAAAACAATTTTTTAGTGCTTTACAATGATGGCAGTTCAACAGATGGAATCACAATTGCAGAAGGCAGTGGACTTGCGGCGGCAGTTGGTTTAGGCATTGTGAAATACAATATACCTAAAGTTTCAACCGGCCCACACACATCAGTTCCTCAATGGAAAGGTGTTCAAGGCACAGATGCTTCAGCACAACACAGTGGTTCAGTTTGGATCAAAACAACAGAACCAAATGCGGGTGCAAGAATTAGAGTTAAAAAATTCAATGGCGCTACAAACTTGTGGGAAGAAATTTCTGCACCAGTTTATGCAAAATCAGACACTGAATCAGGTGCAACATTGGCATTATACGGATTAGACAGAGCAGGTGGTGGAATAAATCTTGCTGTTGGTGATTTGTATGTAAATGCATCAAATGGTACAAATCAAGTAGACTACAAAATTTTCAGAAGAGAAAATTCAGGCTCATCAAAAGCAACAGGTGGTATTATTGGAGCAAGTGGTGTTGCCGCTTCAACTTACAGTATTTCAGTAACACAAACTGAAAAAGGAAAAAACACAACCACAACTGCAACTGTTTCAATCACAACAACAGGTGCTAATACTGATGCAGATGCAATTGCTAATGCAATCAATTCCCAAGGGCTTTTAACAAATATTAAAGCAACTGTTGATAGTTTAAACAGAGTGGTAATTGAACACACAGAAGGTGGAGATATCAACATTACTGACACCAATGGCATTATGCCATTAGCAGGTTTCAGTACTACCTCAACTGCTAACTTCTATTTTGAAGCAGGCACAACAGGTGCAACAAATCCACCACAATACACAATTTCAAACTGGAAAGTGTTATCATACACAGCCAGCGATGATGCAGTGACTTCATTGGCATCAGATGGACAAATGTGGTACTCATCAACAATTGATGAAGTGGACATTATGGCTCATAATGGTTCAACTTGGGTGGGTTATAAAACTGCTTATCCATCAACAGATGCATTAGGACCAACAGTTTCAGCAACTGCACCAAAGTTACAACAAGATGGTACAAGTGCTTTGGTTGATAATGACATTTGGATTTCTACAGCAGATTTAGAAAACTATCCTAAGATTTACAAGTATGACACAACTATTCAAGGTCCAGTGGACACAAGATGGGTAGCAGTGGACACAACTGACCAAACAACTGAAGAAGGTATTTTATTTGCAGACGCAAGATACGGAACTTCAGGTGCAACAGGTGGCACAGAAGCAACCATCGAAGCATTACTTACAAGCGGTTACTTAGACCCAGACGCTCCAGATCCAGCACTGTATCCACAAAACATGTTGTTATGGAACTTGAGACGTTCAGGTTTCAATGTTAGAAAATTTGTAAGAAACTACATTGACACAACTGCTGACAACAAGAGAGCAAGCGATGAAGCAATGACAAATTACTATCCACACAGATGGGTAACTGAATCAGGCAACCAAGCAGACGGTTCAGGTTCGTTTGGAAGAAAAGCTCAACGTAAAGTTGTGGTACAAGCATTACAAGCCACTCTAAATTCTAATCAAGAAATCAGAGATGATGAATCTAGATTATTCAACGTGATGGCAACACCGGGTTATGCAGAACTGATTGGTGAAATGGTTTCATTAAATTACGACAGAGGATTAAGTGCTTTTGTGGTAGGTGATACTCCATTTAGATTAACACCAGATGCAACAACAATTGGTGATTATGTAAACAATGTTAACCTTGCATTAGAAGACAATGACTTAGGTTTAGTTACTAGTGACGAATATTTGGGTGTATTTTATCCATCAGGATTCACAAGTGACAACTTTGGAAACAATGTTGTTGTTCCACCAAGTCACATGATGTTGAGAACTATTGCATTGAGTGATCAAGTTTCTTTCCCATGGTTTGCTCCAGCAGGGACAAGAAGAGGCGGAATCACAAATGCAACGTCAACAGGTTACGTAAACAGCGAAGGCGAGTTTGTGTCAGTATCTTTAAACGAAGGTCAAAGAGACACACTTTATGCTGGTAATGTAAACCCAATCACGTTCATAACAGGTGCTGGTTTAGTCAACTACGGACAAAAAACTAGAGCGGCGGCGGCAAGTTCATTAGATAGAATCAATGTTGCAAGACTTGTGATTTACCTAAGAAGTCAGTTAAACAAATTGGCGAGACCTTATGTTTTTGAACCAAATGATAAAACTACTAGAGATGAAATTAAAGCTCAAGCAGAAAGTTTAATGTTAGAATTGGTTGGTAACAGAGCAATTTATGACTTCCTAGTTGTGTGTGACGAAACAAACAACACACCTGCTAGAATAGACAGAAATGAATTGTATTTAGATATTGCAATTGAGCCAGTCAAAGCAGTGGAATTCATTTATGTTCCATTAAGACTTAAAAACACTGGTGAAATATCAGGGTTATAATAGGATAAATAATTAGGAGAACGAAAAATGAGTATTTCTACACTATCAAAAATCACAGTACCTTTAGATAGCAATCAATCTGCATCTAATCAAGGTCTGTTGATGCCTAAATTACAATACCGTTTTAGAGTGTCATTAGAAAACTTTGGAGTTTCTACTCCAACAACTGAGTTAACAAAACAAGTGCAAGATGTAACAAGACCTAATCTATCATTTGAAAACACAACAATTGACGTTTACAACAGTAAAGTTTACCTAGCGGGTAAACACACATGGGAACCAATCACAATTACATTAAGAGAAGACGTAAACAACAACGTACAAAAACTTGTTGGTGAACAGTTACAAAAACAATTTGATTTCTTTGAACAATCAGCGGCGGCTTCAGGTGCTGACTACAAATTTGTTACTAGAATTGAAATCACTGATGGTGCCAATGGTGCTAACACAGTGGGAATTTTAGAAACATTTGAATTGTATGGTTGCTATGTTGAATCAGCAAACTACAACACATTGGCTTACAATTCAAGTGAGCCTGTAACAGTCACATTATCATTGAGATATGATAATGCAATACAAACACCACAAGGAACAGGTGTAGGTACTGCTGTTGGAAGAACAGTGAATACTTTAATCACCGGCGGTGGTGCGTAATTTTCGTAAGCATTTATAAATTGAAAAGGGGGCTTAGGCCCCTTTTTTGTTTTTAACACGTCCTATTTTTCATAGTATAAATACTGTATATGGCAAACATTTTAACACCGTTCTTAGACAATTTGAAAAGTGGCGTACTAGAACCAAAAGGTAATCTAGGAGACTTTGGGCATGCGGCAAGACTGTATGTGGATGATAGTTTTAGATTAGCACCTAAATCAAAATTTTTATATCATTGTGTATTCAATATCAATCAAAACGTACTGGACAGAATGATAGCAAACTCTCCATCACACCCTAATGGGTCTAGTATTTTTAAAACTTTGAGTAATTTTAAAAACAAACATCAAAATGAATTAAACATGTTGGTTAAAAATGTTGACTTACCTAAATACTCAATAGAAACAGTGGTTGCCCAACAATACAACAAAAAAAGAAAATTACACACAAAAATTTCATATGATCCAATAACTATGGTGTTCCATGATGACAACTACGGTGTGTCCACAGCACTATGGGAAATGTATTATAGATATTATTTTAGAGATGGATGGTATGGACAAGATGAATCGGCCAAAAGATCACCAGAAGCATTTTTAAATACTTCAGGCAGTGTCGACTCACAAGCATCACCATTCAGTAGATCATTAGCCTATAACAGTCCTTTTGATTTTAGAAAATTTAGATTTGGTTTGGACAATGATACACACGAAGCATTTTTCGATAGCATTCAAATCTTTCAAATGAGCAGAAAACGATACACCATGTTTCATTTGGTTAATCCAATCATCACGCAATGGCAACACGATACTCTGAACAATGAAAGCAGTGAGCCTGTGGCCAACAACATGGTGATAGAATATGAATCTGTTTTTTATGGCAGAGGTGCTGTGTCGGAAGGCACACCTAAAGGATTTGCGGAACAACACTATGATCAAACACCATCTCCTAATTCATTAGCAGGTGGAGGAACAACCAGTTTGCTGGGAACAGGCGGTGTGGGCAGTTTTATCGGCAGTTTCTTTGGAGGACAAGGAGGTCCTAACACAGATATATCTGGTGGAGAAACTGGCAGAAGCAGATTCAATCTTGGGACAATATTAAGAGGAGCGAACGCCATTAAAAATGCAAAGAACTTATCCAAAGCAGGTTTGGCACAAGAAGGATTTAATATTCTAAAAGGTGCTGTGGGAAGAATTGGCGGAACTGCAGATTCAAGTTACACACGCAGTGGAGGATTAGGATCCACAGTGATTGGCAGAAGTGCTAGTAAATTTGGAAACACAGTTAAAGCATTTATCAGAAAGAAATAATACATGAGCAATTTACCAAAAACAAATACAGTAGAAAAAGACACAAAAAAGTTTTTTGAAAATTCAAACAAACCTGTCTTAACATTTCCTACAAATGACGTGGATGCAATGATTGGATATTTTCAATCAAGAGGTTTTTCTAAACAAAGCAGTATTTCAACTGCCACAGTTTTACTTACTCAAGCAAAAATAGATGGCGTAAATGCTTTTGAGTTAATAGATACTCTTAAAGGAATAGATGATGTAAAATTAAGTGGCATCGTAACAGAAATTTTAAATGCCAACAGATCAAAGATATCATCATT